CAAGGGTGGCGGTGGGCTACCACAACCTAAAAGATCTACAGTTTTCAAGGTTCATCTGAGCCTTTTTCTTTTGCTCAGTTTTTTCATAGGTCATTTGACACTATCATGCTAACTTGTATACAATCCTGCCATCTAATTCTGAAGAATAACTATCAGTAATAACCGTACCGTCTGAATCATCAATACTTTGATAAATGGCATATTCTTTTGCAAGGGTGTTGAATTTATTCTTTAACTCAAGAATCTGTTCAGCCAATGTAGCAGCCACATCCCCGTCAAGCATGGTCTGCAAATTGGAAAACCATGTGTTAAACTCTAACTGCTTATCACCAATCCATTTTGAAATTTGGTTGTCACTCTCTGAGGTCTGCTGTGTATACCACTGTGTCCATTGATCCTGCCATTGAGCGACGATATTATCAATGTTCTGAACTTGAAGAATGCCTGTCACATATGGTGCACTGCTTGTTCCTATCATATTGGTAATATTCGCCTGCTTAACATCTGATGTGCCAGCACCTCTGTAGATATAGGCAAGAGGATATTGATGATGCCCAACTTCGTTTGCAAGCGTCGGATACTGCGGTGTGCTGGATGGTGTACCTTTCACAACAAGAATGTCCCCAAATCGAACAGCATCTGTATGGTTTATGTCAATGACGACCGCATCAATACGATCTAATAGGATTTCAGATACATCCAGTGTGATTGGCAGGATTGCGTCATTATAAATCCATGCGCTATCGAACCATGCACGACCAATTCCAACAGTGATAACAGTTCCAGTAGAAGCTCTTACACCGAAAGCTGTTCCAATATTTGCAAAGATTCCGTCATTGATTATTCCGTTGAAGATTGCCGACATCTGTTCTGCATTGTACTTTCTGTCGCCATTGAGTGAATTAAAAAAACCACTTGTTACACTCATTGCTTCGTGCCTCCTTATAATGTAGTAAATGTCGGATATATGCTTGTGTTGTTGGTGTCATCCGACATGACGATTTCAACAACACGTACCTTAGCGCTATTTCCATATGAATCCTCAATCTGAACAATATCGCCATTATAGAAATGTTCACCATACCGATACATTAATGTTGTTTCTGTCTCACCTTCAAATGCCATTGTCTGCGTGTTTTCTGCAAGCTTCTCTTTTCCTCTCTGTACCAGTAAAGCTGTATATTCTGAATCGCTTATGGTTTCTCCATCAACGTCAGAAGATATATCTCTCGCATCTGTAAACAGCTCTCGTCTGTCCAATCCAGAAACTCTTGTATCACCTGTTGATGCATACCTTCGTTCAGAGCCTTCGCCCTCTCCACCGATTAAGGTGACATTTTTCAATGTTGAATTTGATTCCGTATAATTACTGTTAATCAGATTCTCAAAATTTGGTGAAAATACTACATATGGAACTTCTGTCTGCTCATAAGACCTGTCAGTGCCAGCGTATAGTTCGAATACGAAATTCTTATTCTCATCAAAAGTAATCTTGAACCCTACTCCTTTTTCTTCACACATGGACTGAATGGCTTCATATAGATTGTCTCCTGTAAACTGTGTGTCAATTGTAAGGCTCGTAATTTGTGTATCGTCGGATTTCTTAAAAATGAAATTGTCAATTTTTCTTTTTGAATCGGATGGAGAAATGACATTCTCATTCAACAGGGTTTCAATTCCATTTTGAAAGTTTCCAGTGATTACACGAAGTCCCCATACAATCCGTCGCTTTAAAATAGCTTCGAGTGATTCTCCGGTAATCGTAATGTAGTTTCCATCTTCGGCATCCGATTTAATGACGAAATCTTCTACGATCATTGCGTGTTCGGAATCCGAATTGGTAAGATAATAATTCTTTTTAAGCTTATTTCTAATTTCAGAATTCATTGTGGTATACAGTTCAAAATCACCACACTTATAGAAACGGTCAGTCCAAATCATGGATTCGTAAACATCAACAATAGAGACTGCTTCGCGCTCTGTATTTAAAACACATAACTCCATAATCACACCCCTTCATAAAGAATCTGATTTTCGATTTTAAACTGTAAATTATTGCTTCCGCTCTCTGCTGTATAAGCAAAGATGTTATCGCCCTTTACTAACTGAAACCAGCTTGAATTTCGGTCAATACAATTCAGGATGTTTGTTGTCACTCCGCCACGAAGCAGATAAATTGATTTTTTACCTTTTATGGTACAGATGATGATGTCGTCACCAGTAATGATTCCAGAGCCAGTCATCTTGGCGATTTTATCATTACTAATTCTCATGATTTCTCTAGTGCCAGTATTGTAAATTGTAATATTTCCGGCGGAACCAACTGCGTGAATTGTAATTGTCACTCCGATTTCCGAATCACCACTATAAACAATTACTTTCTCTGTCTGATTCTCAATATTGCCCATCTCAAGAAGACATTCACTGAGTGACTCATTCGAAAATGGGAACTCGAACATTGGCTCGATTCCAAAGAATACTGTCGTGTGTGTTCCATCTGCACCTGCCGAATAAAAATAAGGATTCGGACAAATGATTGAAATATCTGAACCCTCTTGATCACTGAAAATATCCGGCTCATTCGACTCCACGTATCCTTCAATTTCTGCTTTTCGATTGTCGGTTTCTATCAAAAGTTTAACTTTCTTTTTAATAGGAAAATACTTGTACGATTTCTGGCGGACATCCTCTATGGAACCATCCCATAGATAAATCAGTGAAATTACAATGTTCCTGTTTTGTACTCTGGCAGAGTTATAAACACTTCCGTCATTCGTAGCCTGCTCACTTGTGTTAATATTGGCTGTTCCAGCGCCAAGACCTGTAATGGATTTGATGGCGAAGCCAGATAACTCCGGTCTCGCCAACTCCATTTTGATGCTTTCGCCAAGGTAATTCGTTACCGTAATTGATTTAATCATGCGTGAACCCTCCGTTCTATTGCTGAGAACTGATTCTTCGTCTGCCGATAAATCTCAGTTCTTGATAATGCCTTAGGCGAATAATTATTTTGTGTAAAGTTGAATGTACTTCCGGCTGATTCGTTACCAGATTTCACGCTTTCAAACTTTCCGATACGTGCATTATCAATCGATACTCCCGCTGCTATTGCCTGCTGCCTGCTAAAGATCGCATCGATCCTTCCAGCTCCCGCTTCAACATTTGTCAAGTCGAGAACCGGTCGTATTGTCGGCTGTGAATCAACATCCATATCAAATACTTCTGAAACTTTGGAAAGTACATCACCTAAACCTGCTTTTGCAGAAATTGCCATATCGTGACCAGCGTCATATACGTCTGATGTATAATCTGTAATGGCGTTGATAAGACCAAGTCCGAAATACTTACCTGTCTGATAAGTAACCCTTGATGGTGAATGGATATCCAACGCTCGATTTGCTGCTTCTGATGCCGCTCTAGCCATCGCCGCTGCCTTGTTCGCCGCGGACTGAATATTATCATTGATACCATTAACAAATCCACTTACCAAATATGAACCGGCGCTATAGAAATCCGAATAATGTGCTCTCATGACGTTTAAAGCACCATTAACGAGCGTATTACATACTGATAACAGCATTGCATTCTGATTCTGCATACCATTACATAACTGCACAATCACAGCCACACCAATGTTATAATACTCATAGTATTTTGTTGTGAATGCGAATTTGATAGAGTCGGTGGTATAGGTTGCAATTATCGGAACCTTTTGTGATACCTTTTCATATGAATTAGTGAACGCCAGAAGAAAATCATCAATTCCTTTATCCGCCATAGATTTCATAGCTTGTCCGAAGTTCTTCATATTGTCTGGGGTATCTTGCTTGATGCTCGCTCCAAAGTCTGCAATCTTCTGCAACTGAGTAAGAACATATGACATCTTCGTAACATTAATTTCCAAGCAACGGTCACTGAATTCCTGCATATAAGCGCCGAATGTACCTAAATCAGAACCCAAATCAGCCAATGTTTGAGAGTCAGAGAATAAACCGCCAGTCTTCGGTAAAGACTCTTGCAGAGAAACGATTGAAGCTGCCGCCTCTGTAGTTTTGGTTAAGGTGTCTGTTTTAACTCCTCCCATCATTACTGAATACGACACAAATGCCCGTCCGAAAGCACACAAACTCTCACCGAATGTAGCAATGTCATTATCGCCAGCGAACCAACTTACTAATCCGCCGATATTAGGCAAATTGTTTGCTAACTCACTAACTGACTTTGCTGCTGTTACTGAATTTGAAATAACATCATTATCAATACCAGCCACAGAAAGAGAGTAAATTCTTAAATAACGTCCAAACGGAACAAGTTTCTCGCCAAAAGCATCAATATCGTTTTCGCCAAAAATAGTTCCTATCCAGCCTCCACTATTTGGAAGATTATTTGCTAATTCAGAAAGCGATTTAGCCGCTGTTGCAGAATTGGTTACTGCATCGGAATCAATACCCTTGACTGCGATTGAATATCTATTAAGTGCCCTACCGAACGGTATAAGTTTCTCGCCGAAAGCATCAATATCGTTTTCGCCGAAAATAGTCCCTATCCAGCCCCCGCTGTTCGGAAGATTATTTGCCAATTCAGAAAGCGATTTAGCCGCTGTTGCAGACGCTGTAACAACCTCAGCATCAAGACCTTGCAGTTCATCGCTATATTGCCTCATATACGGGGCAAATTCTGCTAATTGTTTACCGAAGTCAACGAAACTTGCATTTCCCAATCCGAGGAATTTTGCGATTCCGTCTAAAATGCTTGCGCCTGTAAGTACAAGGAAAGCTTCAGCAAGATTCTTTATACCGTCAGTAACTTCGGAATCCACATCTTTAGCTCCATCTATGAATGGCTTAGCATTTTCCATAAACTGCGAAAGGTTTGTACCGATGTTCGGCAAAGCTTTTGACGATTCTGAAAGAAAACCGTCGACAATACCGCCTAAAAAGGTTCCCAATCCCTCACCAATCAATCCGAGCACAGAGATTCCTTTATTAAGAAATGTCTCTAAATCTGGTATCCAGGAATTAAGAGCGGCGAATGCCACAATTATTCCAGTCAATTCGCCAATTAGAGCGGCGAGCGAAACCATACCGATCAATGCTGCCGGTCCCATTGTTCCAACTGCTGCCAACAAAAGTAAACTAACCGATAATGAAAGAATCAATTTTGATAATGCATCAGCAACGCCGGTAACATTATCTATTGGTAATACGGATAACCTCCAAAGAACGACTGCTAAGGTGACGATCAACACCTCTATCATAAGCAACCCTGGAAGTGCATTTTGAGCTAACTTTGTTGATGCGATTAGCAATGCCAAAACACCCATTAGCAACGACAATGCCCCAGTTGCATTCCAAAGAGCATCTGTATCGATCATTGAAAGTGTTGCCACCGCTATCACTAACGTAGCAATTGCTACAACCAACACAATTAACGTTTTTTCGCAACTTTGTGCCATCTTTGTTACGGCGATTAAACCAGACATAAATACTGTCATAGCAAGCATAGCTACTATTCCTTTACCGATTGCGCTCCACTCAATAAAATTGAACAACGCCATGCAAGCGGTTAAAATCAGCACGGCACCAGCAAAGGCTAATAACGTAACACCAGCTTTTGCTGCGTTGTCGCCTGCTGAACTTGTAGCTTTGATTAACACACCCATGAATATGGCTAATAATCCAACCGCAACAACACCTTTGGCGATTGTTCCTACATCCATACCGCCTATTATTTTGATAGCAACTGCAATTAATATTAAGGCTGCAGATATTGCTAGCATTGCCACGCCTGCTTTGACAGCGTTAGAACTCACGTCTGAAATGATTTTTAATACACCGCCAAGTCCAATAAAGAATACAGCTGCCCACGTAGCTCCTCGCATTAAAATGCTATAATCCATCGAACCGAATATTTCAACTGCCTTTGCGATGAGAATAAGTGATGCAGCAATCGCTAATATCGCAGTTCCACTTCCAGCAGCATTTTTACCAAGAGCACGTGTCATCGCCATCATAGTTCCTATTGCAATCGCGACTACGTAGAGCATTCCTGCTCCCTGGTCGAGAACCTTTTGATCCATTTCTCCAAGAATAGCAATTGCTTTTGTAAGAATCAGTACTGATACTGCTAATGATAGGAATATTTTACTTCCTTTTGCCAGTTCCTTTGTGCAGCCGCTCATGTATGTAACTAAATAAACCATTCCTGCCATAAAAATGCCGATTGCGAGGAAACTTGACTCAACATTTTCTATTCCATCAACCATTTTAACGGCGATAACAACTAATAATAGTGCGCCAGCAATTTCTAATAAAGCGGTTGTGCCCTTAATAACGTTTTTTGTTTGTTTTCCATCTAGCAAACCAGTTTTGCTTAGACCAATCATTATACCGCCTATAACACCAAGACAAATCATTAGTGCTACCAGCGTTCCCCTTGCCTCTGCTAATCTATCGGCAGGGATCATTGCCAATATTCCGACCGCAATGGCAAGAATCAAGATAGCTTCCGCAACTTTCTTAATCGCTGATACTTTTATACTTGTCGCGAAAGAATTTAATACGTTTGAAAAACCTTTTAATACTCCACCGGCATTTTTTATAACTGATTGTATTGATTCAGCAAAATCCCATACGTTCTGAAAAAGCTTGTATAATTTTCTCACAAAAGAAATAACTCCAACGCCAAGAGCAATTGAAAGAATTTGTCCTATGCCAATACCGCTTAACTTTTCTCGTACCGAATCGACAAAATTAAATATTTTGCCTTTTAGTGTATCGGTTTGCTGTCCAATTTCTTCGAAGTATTTTGTTACATCTTCTTTAAAATTATTAACTGTTATGCTTAATTTATTGAACTTGCCGTCCAAATCAAAGAACTTCATAATAACATTGTTAAAGAAGTCTTCGAGAATACCTCTCGCATCATCAACTGTGATGGAATCCATCGCTTTTAATCGTTCGATGAATGCATTTAGATTATCTTTAGATTCGGACAAATGCTCATTCAGATCACTTAATGTGCTTGTGAATACATCATTCAACTTTTCTAAGTTGCTCTGAACAATTGGTAGGTTTCTAAATTCACCATACCACTCCTGTAATTTTGAAATTCCGGTTTTCAACCATGAAACTAGTTTTGTCAGTCCTTTTACTACTCTATTGTTGGAAAGTAACCAATCGTGAAATGCTACCAGGTTATCCCCAATCGATGCTGTAAGATCCAGGACATCATAGTTCATCATTCCCAGAACTTTACACAGAAGCTTAAAAGCAATTTTCACACCGCCACCAACAAACGTAGTGACAATATCGAGCATCGCAAAAAGCCCTTTAAATGTGCGCCTCAATTTATCGGCATCTTCATCTGTAATCTCTAAGAAATGAGTTAAATCATATATAGCATCAATGATAGCTGTGATGTCACTCGGCTGTATTGAGAAATAATCATCCCAAGCACCTTTAACTGCCGAAATAGCTCGCACCAAACTCTGTATAGATACTCTAAGTGAATCAATAAGTGCTTCTCTTCCCGATGGCTTATTCAAACCGTTAATAAGCTCATTTAATGGAGTTCCAGTCTTTTCAGCCTGATCTGCTAATTCTTTCAGTTTTTTTGCTTGTTCTTCTGTATAGCCAATGCTCTCAATTTCAGCAGTTGACATATCCTGAATTGCATCTGCCAAATCTTCAGATGTTATAGTTGTATCGGACCAAGTCTTTCCGTTACGTTCCCAAACCTTATTAACGAGTTTTTGGACAGCAACATTGTCATATCCTGCTTCGGTAAGTGCTTTTACTCGTTCTTCACCATTTTTGAAATCACCTTTGATGACCTGATTTACAACTTTCTGGAAATCGTCTAACTTCGCTGTCGCTTTTTCAGTTGTCTGTGTGACTGTACTTTCAGCAGTGGCTAATTTTTTTAGAGTTTCAACGATAATGCTTACAGACAATTTTCCTTTTTGGAATACTGCTGCCAGAGATCCCTCTTTTTCGATCAAGCCGTCAATCGCAATGTTGTGCTGTCTTGCAGTTTCTTTCAATTTTTCTGTAAATACATCTGTTTCAATACCTGCGTCGTTTATCTGTTTAATAAAAGTATCCCATTTTGAAGAAAGTGCAGTTTCTAATAAGTTGTTTCTGGCATCTGCTGATGCATCGATTAATCCACCGAAATAATTAGCTGCGTCTGTCCATAATGCTTTTGCTTGTTCAAAATCACCAAGCGTTATTTCCCATGTTCTTGCCCAACCAGACTGTGCTGCTTCTTTCAGGGTATCCATCATCATGGAAAAAGTTTTTACATCCTGTGCAGAAGCATATGCTTTCTTACCTATTACCGTGGTTTCATCGGCATAATCCTTCAGTGTACTTACTAACGCTTCGGTTGTCATCCACTGATAAGACAAACTATCGTTAAAGTTATGTGTAGCGTCCACCATCTGATCAAACTGTGAACCATTGGCATTTGTGGTTAGGATTTTATACATTCCATCCGCTTGCTTCTCGACTGTTCCACACGCAGCGGCTGCTTCTAAAAGATAATTCTTAAATTCTACAGTCGCCATATTAGCGTTTTCAATTGACTTCCAATCAATCAGTTTTACATAACCTGCGGATAAAGCCTGTGCAAAGTTATACATGGCACGGGATGCTTCGTTTGCATTTGCTCCGGATACAGCAGCTTCATTGCTGACACCTTTAATCGCCATTACTGCATCTTCCAGTTTTACACCGGCATTAGTAAATTTACCAATATTCGTAGTCATATCAGAAAACGAATAAATAGTTTTATCTGAATATGTATTCAATTCATCCAGATATTTATTTACTGTCGCTAAAGATTCACCCGTACTTGCCATAATAGTCTGAACAGACCCCATCTTTAGCTCATACTCATCAAATCCTGTTTTTACAGGATCGATAGTGAATGCCGCCATCAAACGCTTTCCATAATTTACTGCCTCGTTTGTCAGATTGGCAATAGCAGTTACACCCATAACTTCTAACGCAGAGAATTTATGCTGTATCTGCTCTACGGCTGAGGAGAGACCGCTCATTGTGACTTTCTTTGATGCCGATTCGATATTTTCAAGCCCTTTTGTCGCACCATTGAAATTAAGCTTTTCTTTGAACTTATCAAGCGTTGACATTGTATCCTTTACGCCAGCTTCAAATTGCTTGTTATCAAAACGCATCTCGACAACTCGTTCATCAATTGTCTTACTCACAGTTTAGTAACCTCCCTCCATGCCCGATCCGTAATCTCGTCAAAAAGAGGCTTTAGCGCAGGATTGATATAATCTCGACCCTGTACCCAGCCTCCATTTTTTGTTCCATGACCATACTGAAGAATAATGGCTATCGGAACTCCGTTTTGAATATTTGAATTATTAAACGTAAGCCTCGCAACTCCGTTTCGATTTTCGATTTCGTAATACCACGAGCTTGCGGTCAAACCTGTATCCACAGGTGTAGCAGACTTAAGGGCGTTCACTCCCTCTCGCCCATACTTATCAAGCAGACCAAGATTAACTGCTTCCCTGACACGTTCAAGGAATTTCGTAGTCTTTGAGAAATCGCCCTTCTGTCTGACCGTTATCATATTATGATTCTCCTATTGAATCTTAAGTTTCTGATTCACGTAGATACGATTTGGATTGTAGATGCCATTAAGCTTCTGAATTTCTGCCACACTCTTCCCATAGTGTTTAGCTATCTTGCTAAGCGTATCTCCATTCTTCACAACATGAACAACACTTTCCGCTTTTTCATTTGCTACTGATCTGATATCGCCGTCATTGCACCATCCGATTGCGACTCCTTTGTTACCAAAGCAATACGGATTAGCTGTTCCTGCTTTTACTCTTGTAATTCTTCCAGTTGCAGACTTATAAATTGCCTTTTTAATCGGATCTACGCTAGACGCATAATACGAAGAAACTGTAATCATCTCTCCAACTTTATGAAGAGTGTCTTCTGGTTGTGGCATGACATTCGGCGTGTCAACTGCTACATACAATTCGTTTAGATCAACGTCCCCATTGATTCCAAGAATTCTTCCTTTTGATGTATACTGCCAGCCATAAAGGTCATGACTTATGATAGGGCGAAGTCTCTCGTCCAATGATGTCGTAACTGACACTCGCGCAACAAACGGATACCTCGCGATCCAGAATGGATATGGCAATTCGTCTTTATATTTTGACAAATACGAATTATAGAATGAAAGACCTGTATAAATGCCGAATGCTAATCCAGCTTTACTGATCACTTTCTGATATTCCTGGATACCAAAAATAATTGTGTAATTAATTGGAAGTAAGCTCTGATCTTCAATATCGAGCCATACCATTGCTTTTCTACCATTTAAGATTTTAACTACACGTTTTGCATCACTGATGAACTTATCTACTGTTTTTGCATATGAGTAGTTATAAACACCCTGGATTGGAATGCCGGCTTCTGTTGCTCCGGACCAATTTTCTTCAAATTTTTTATCTGGCATCATATCTTTTCTGACAATTTTTAAAATTGCGAAGTCTACATCTGATTCCGCAACTTTACGCCAGTTGATTTCTTTCTGATAACCAGAAACATCTATTCCTCTAAGTTCCATTTTGATTTTCCTCCTTGTGTTTTTTGCACAAAAAAAGACGCAGGCTTTTTTATACCTACGTCTTAATCAAATTATTCTTTAATATTCATTACATCTACCGCACGAGAAAATACATAAATATTAATATAGCCATACCTACTGCCCATACAGCATAACTGTATCTTGTATTTTTTAGCTCATTTTCTTGTTCTATTTTTTTTATTTCTCGTTTAGTTTGTTGTTTTGCAATCTCTACATCTTTATATCCATCGGTTTGTATTTTTGCTATTTTTACAGCATCACTTTCCGGAATAAGATTCTTTGATCCGCAGTAGGGACAGGTTGCAATTTCTCGTTTCTCGTCAATCTCAAGAGTTCCATTACAATCCTGACATTTCAAACGAATCATTCGCACATTGTTGCCTGCTGAACTCCCTACTTTATTGCCACATTTTGGACAAAAATTATCGTTTTCATCTAATTGATAACCACATTTAGAACAATACATAATAACTCCTCCTTCGAATAGAACTAACTCCATTATATCAAAGTTGCCTGTTACTATCTAGTCTTAATCATTATGTTGTCATCCTTTGCTGTGAGATGCTGCCCTACGTGCATTATTCAAAGCATTATTTCTGCTATATAATTCGTTTTTAGTAAGTTTCTTTGGTGGCGTATTCATGTTATCACATACTCGTATTAGCATGAGCAGCTTGTTTAAATGCCACTTTTGAAACTCAACCGGGATATTAAGAGCAATCATCCAATAATAAATAACTTCTGCTGTAATTGACTTGTTGCTCTTCTTTCCATTTGTATCGTTTACTGTACTGGCAGTCATCGGTTCTTCTATGTATTTCCATATTTCACTCATTTGCTCCGAAGAAATGCGATCGTACACTTCATCCGGAACGTTTTGAGTAATTGTCATACATTTTATATAAGACAGGGATTCCTCGAAAGTTTTTGTTTCTTTCTTGAGAAAAGGTTTTTCCCATATAGATTCCCATTTTGAAAGAGAGACAAGAGAATGTTCCAACTTTAGTGTAACTTCGTGTGAATGTTCAACGTAGACAAACTCTTGCTTCTTCTCGTCCCAATATTCGTCCTTAATTGCTGGTATTACAAGTTCAAACATTCCTTATCATCTCCCTAATATTCATATTTATGCTGGCATCATTGTAATCTTATTTCCCTGTTCTGCGACCTGCTTTGCAATGTCCGCCGGAAGGATTCCATCGATGAATTTAGCTCCTGCTTCTGCGTCAGACATTAATTCCATAAAAAGCTGTGAATATGCTTCTGTCTGAGCAAATGACTCACTAAGTTCTTTGCTCTTGATAAAGCGTTTTCCGTCTGGGCTCTTTTCACCATATGCTTTCAGAATAATTGCTTTCAATGTTTTAACAATTTCAGGCATATTCTGTCCTGAAACAATTCTCCGAAGATAAGCGTTAAAGCCGCCTTCGATTTCTAACTCCATTTCTGTTAACTCTGCTTTGCTAAGATTAAAATATACATCTTCTGTTCTTTCTACTCCATTGTAGTCGGTATATGTTGTTGTTTTCTTTAACATTATTCTTTTCTCCTTTTCTAAAAAAGAGCCACTCAGCATTAAGTTGAAATGGCTCTTAAACTATATTAATTTGTAGCTTTTAACCCTCTGTGTTGAGGATTGTAATAAATTCTTCCGGTAATGGAAGATGTGCTTCTTTGGTAGATGATCCATATAAAGCCTCTTCAACTGCTTTCATCTTCTTAGGATCAAGCTTTGTGCTGTCAAATACCAAAGTAGCTGTCGGTTTGATTTTTGTGCCATCGGAAAGTGCTGGAATAGCAACCGGGGTGGTACTAATTTCCCAAGACATAGTCATAGCCTCCGGGCTGTCATTTACAGTATCATGTGACTGTTCCGAAGGTGCAGCTAAGCAACCGTATACAACATGAATCTTATATCCATGTTCTGTTCCTTCAGTATCGTTTCCGATCAATGTTCTGTAACTAAAACCAAACGGTTTTCTCGTCTGCTGTCCTGCATACACTCCAGGTGCGATTTCCTTAGATCCGTCACACTCCTTGAATTCGTTTGGGTATGTATATGCTTCGATTGTGGCACCATAATCTTCTGCGGAAACCAGGTTCAAATATTTACCGTTGTCAGCATATACAGGAGATGATTCAGCTCCGGAAGGATTCTCTGAAACATTTGATAATCCATTCCAGGCATATCCCTTCGGATAAGCGCCCTCTACCATTGGGTAAAGCACTCCTTTATCAACACCGGTTTCGTATGTTTTTTCACCTGTCTGATCCCATGTAATTTCTGGCATTTTTGTTGTCCTCCTTAAAAATAAAGTTCAAATACGTCATGATTCAAATTGTCAGCTACATAGTGTCTTTCAAATCTGACTCTTGGAAGTTTTGAAACTTTTTCCACTATTTCACTTTCTGGGTTTTTATCAATGACAATGATTTCGTATGAATGTTGCTGAGCATAAACAGAATTGTTAGCGAAACGATTGTCTATATCGTTGCGTGAGAAACAAATCGCTGGATATATCATTTGAATATTTGACGGCGGCTGATAATAAACATGATCACAGTTCATAAGGTTTTCCAATAATTGTTGTAAATCAGCGCTTGTTCTTTTACTCATTGTACCTGTCTCCTATCGTCAAGATAATACGTGGGAACTGTTCCTCAACGTCACTTACTTTCCATTTAATACCCTTGTAAACGACATATCTAATATTGAAGAGGTTCGCAATGGCAAATGGATTAGCAAGCATACTAAGTGTATTGACAAGTGTAAATCCGTCATTCACGGAATCAGATGTTTTTACTCTGACTCGATGTTTGTTCCAATCGCCAGTGCATTCTTTCTCAACAATTTCCTCTGTATAAATACCTGGTGATGTTTTTGTACTGAATGCATAGCCAATTGTTCCGTGAAATTTTGCCATTTTGAATTTCCTCCTCATATTTTTAGACATAAAAAAAAGAACCTTTACGGTTCACTGTCGTTGTTTCTTATGTCAATTAAGCTGCGTCTACCGATGTTACATCTTTCTCTAACGCAATAGCGGACTTGATTCTTGCTAACGCACCAGATAATCTAGTCTCAATAAGAAGCTTCTCCAGGTTGAAATCAATGTCAAACTGGTTGAATCTTGTAATTTCTCCACCCTTTGTAGCACCGATGACATAGTCTTTGATGTTTACAAATAAACCAAGTAACTCTTTCTTCTTCGGTGAAATATCGCTGGTTGTTCTTACCTGTCCTTCAAACTGTTCAACTGCAATAATATCTTTTACGTTCAATGCTGCTGCAAGGTCTGCTTTTGATGAATAAATACGGCGACCATTCAGATCACGAGCTAATAACATTACATTTAATACATGAGGCGCACAGTAAAACTCTAAAGATCCGCTTCCTTTATACTGTTCGCGTGCGTATAATGCTGCTTCAATAATTGCTTCTGCATATACATAATTCTCGCTGAAGTTTGCAGATGTATTGGTTCCCTGAAGTCTTTTCTTAGCGTCATCTAAATCTACATCAGCATGAATTGTATACAGATCATCATCCTTCCAGATTGGACGAATATGATCTTCTGCAATCTTATTTTCATCTCCATCTTCACGACCGTCGCCAATCATGATTGCAGTTGCGACTTCTTCATTAAGAACCCCGCGCATTAACCGGTACTGATACTCAACAACATCAAAATCTGTAATATCGATAACATCATCTCTGTTAAGAGCGTCTTTAATAAAGACAGTCTGCGGATCAGTTGTACGTTTGATAAGTTTGATATTACCGGTATTATCCTTTTTAGAACCTTTCTTATATCCAAGACCTCTAAAGTTAGCTGACCGCGCATCCATCTGACGTGTACGGATTCTGGCAATTGGGCTTTTGTGAGCTGCATCAATTACATGAGAAACCCAAGACTGATCTCTGGTAATAGCTTCTGGAGCTCCAGGATTAAGGTCTCTATAATCCGGAAATAAAGTTTCGATAGAATCAATACTGTGTGCAAGATTGTTATTCTCACGATATCTTTCAATAGCTGCCTGAAGCGAACCTACACTATTACTTTTTGCCATCGCAAGGATGCTCTCCTGATCTGCATGAGAAAGTACATTACCTTCTCGGTCGTCACCTTCAAATAAATTGTGTTTCATTTCTTTTCCTCCATGTTCTGTTTTTGGTTCTTTCTCTTTTTCTGGATTATCTTCGGTACTATCGTCCGGATTTTCAGAATCGAATGCCTGTGCTAATAATCCATAAACTACTTTTTTCTGTTCTCCATTCAATGTATCAAGTACATCTTTTATAGTTTTCTCGTTGTCATTGCCCGATTCATCATCTGTTTTATTAGATTCTTCGGTTTCAGGTTTATCTTTTGCAGTCTCGTCTTTATCCGGTATTTTCTTATTTTTTTCTTTGTCATCTTCATCAGTGTGTGCTAAGACTGAATCAAAGTTTTCACCAGTGTAAATGATTGCTGCTTCACCTTCATCTTCACTATGTGAAATGACGCTGTCGATGTACGCTTCCGGATTTGCGCCAGCAATGACAAGACTTACTTCTTTGATGTCACCATGGATAACATCGCCTCCACGCTCCTTTAAATGATTAGCGTAGATTGACAACTGAGTGATGTCTCCATGAAGAACCTGCGCCTTTACTGCTTTTCCATATTCAGAGTCATTAAATGTACAATAAGCGTACACGCCGTCTTCTCTATTCTCAAGCAAGGCATGACCCAATACATTCAAAGGATTTGAATGCTGGTGACTCCAAACTAATGGAACTGTGTTACCATCATTTTCAGCAAAAGCATTACGAATGATGGTTCGCCCGTCTGAGCATCTCACATTATTCCGAGTTGCCCATCCACTGAAATCAAAGTCCATTTTGAATTTTCCTCCTATTTTGTTTTTTTTCTAAATTTAGAATCCGCACGAATCTTATCCAGCTCCTGTAGATATTTTTCGTCGTATTCATCTTTTAGACGCTGTTTTTCTTCCGAATGATTTTCTCTAAGACCGTTCCTAGATACTTTAAACTCCTCCTGCAATCTCTGACGTTCGCGTTTATTGTCATCTCTGAGAGATGCAATTTGGGCATATATTCCTTCCTTGTTTCGCGCTTTATCTTCCTTCGACATTGATTGAAGCATGGTTCTCAACGAATCAATTCGACTCTGCATAGCATTCTTACGTATATCGACATTCGCTTTTTTCTGATCACTTAGTGAATTAATTTGAGAATCTGTTGATTGCTTATGTGTTTGAACTTTTTGCTTACGTTCTGCTGTAAGCTGCTCTTTCACATATGCTGCCGCATTTTTTCCGTTTTCATTTAGCTTTGCTGTCGACCTCCGTGATTTTAATTCACGATTTTGCATGTAATATTCGTGTGCTTTTTGAGGGTCATAATACGGACTCGCATAATGTTTTAGTTCTGCGCTATGCTCAAGCATTTTTTCTAATTCATCTAATTGATAATCCAATTGGTCTAAATCAGATACTGCTTTTTCATAATCCATACTTGATTGTTCATTTGAATTAGTGCTTGGAGGTATTGGCGATTCGCCGGATTGATCGTTCATCTCTTCGGTCGTTTGATTAAGATTTTTGTTTCGAAGTTCATCGGCTTTTGGATCGGAAGATGGTTTCCACCCGATAATCTGTCGAATCTCATTTGAAGAAGCTATTTCATTTCTAGTAAGCTTATCAGAAATTTCAGCTAAATCTGATACTGGCACAAGTTTGAATGGATCTCTGAAGAATAAGATTGATTGTTTTTGGGTTCTTGCAGTTTTTGTAAGAAATTTACGCTTCATCTCATCCACAATTGCTGAAACAAACGGCTCAATAGTTCTGTTATAATAATTTAACATTGTCTTTTCGTCAGCCGTACCATCTAATATGCTTTGAGTAATTCCTAACTGGCTATATAGCATACTCGTTAGGTATTCGATCTGAGATAATAGATTATTTTCGACTGCGCGGTTCAACTGTGTTATTTTTTCAGTACCATCAGTGTACGCAATTCCATATTTTGAACCGGATAATTGGTTCTCTATATCTCTACGTCTTTCTTCCGCCTGTCTTCGCCGTGCCTCTGATTTTATAACATATGGCAACTGAATAATTAAATCCAATTTACCAGAACTGCTTTTATCATCGATAATATCCAATAAATTTAATTTATGGATCAATCGCTGCATGGTTGAGTTTGGTTCATTCATTACAGAATACAAAGGATTTTCAATAATTGCGACCATTCGTTTACTGACAACAATGTCCGTCTTTACTCCCTTATTTTCGTTCCATACCTGCACTCTGATACTCTTAGGGTACCATTCGACAATTTTACCAACACGCATTGATAAAATATCAAATCCTGTTGATTTAGTAGGATCTATACTTGTATCAACCGGCACGATCGCCACACATCCCTCGTCTATCATGGACAGCGCGACATCCTGAAGAAATGCTCTTCCGGTTTGATCAATATTTGCTTCTATGGTAAGGCAATTATTCAGTCCACTATCTATGGTCTCAGAAAACCGTCCATTATTGTCTAATCGCACATGCTGAATACTAACAGCTGAGACATCCAGCGCAATTCTGTTAAATACAGATGTCACAATAGAACGTTCGTTTCCTCTAGTAAGCCTTACTCGATCCGGTCGAACAGAGTATCCGGGACCTGAATCACTGGTTGGATCTTTGTTCATGAGAAAGGCATTCCATCCGCGATGAATTCGCTCATATAAAGCCATATTAAAATTTCCTCCTAGTAATTATCTATTTAGTCAAACATATCCTTATTAACTTTGTACGCTACATATGCATCCAGCATAGCGGCGACAGAATCAATTTTTTGCTCATATCGTTTTTTAAGCAATTTTCTGTTGCCGTTCGTATCTTCCATAGTGATGCAGTTTCCCATACAAAAAGTCATAAGTTCCTCATCGAATATTAGCTGTCTACCTTCTGCCAAATTCTTTAATTCTCCTAAAGGAACACTTTCTGTTTTCACACCCTGTGGAACTTTCTCTATCGCAAATAGACCGTTTTCAGTTTGCCATCTTTCCACAAATTCTTTTGCATTATATGGATCATATCCAAAACATCGAACATCATAATCAGATTTTATGATATGTTCGTCCAAATCATCATATACCCGTGTGATGTCCAGATTTGTTCCTGGCATAATGATCAAACTGCCCTCATTGATAAACTCTTCGTATTTTGTCCGAAGAGCTGGATGTAATTTTGTAAGGGTATATTCAGTAATGTAGTTTCTGGTTTTTACACCAAATGCACCATTCGATAACGGAAACAGAAATGTAAAAGCGCAAAAGTCATTTCCTTGCGATAGATCTGCTCCCAAAGCGCATGGCATAGACCAAAAATCACGTTTCTTATGTGGCAAAGTTTCCTCGTATGCAAAGTAATAAGTGTATCCCTCCATCGGAAGTCCGAATCTTTTAGCCAAAATATCATTTCGTGCCGCTGGCGCCTTTTCTGCTCTTTCGACGTCAAGCTGGTATGTATCATAACTAACAGTTTTTCCGATATTTGGATTTGCCTTTAGCCACGCTTCTGGCATTCCAACTTCATCGATAGAATCCAATTTATACCACCATATCGACACATGAGGATTTTCATAGTCACCTTTTAAGATGTCCATTAACTCCATTTTGATTGTGTCGCCAGATCCGTTTCGAACAGTTCCTTCAGAACTTGTAGCAATGATTAAATAATCATCTACCTTCGATGCTCCCTGTTCTATGGCACCGATAACATCTTCCCTTATATCTCCGGAAAGCCATTCATCGACAGTGGCAACTTTGCATCTTAGTCCCTGGAGTTTATTGATGCTCATAGGACGCACTTCAATAAGCGACCCTGTAAGGAAGTTCTCTATTCCCTTCTTGGTCGATGCTAATTTCACTCTATTCGCTTTTGATCCTGTTGTATTTTGGAGCGATCCGTCCGTAAGAAATTTGAAAAGTGGTCCTTTCGACCGTGTAATTGCAGTTCTTAGCGGAGACATTACTTCTTCCGCCTGTTTCATTGTTGGCGCTGTAGTAATCTGATGAGTTGTAGAAGTGTCAATATTTTGTGTATATGACTGCTGGCAAGAATCATATAAAGATTTTGCTGCACCTCGCCCGACTATAAGGTACTGCTTATTTATCAGTCGTTTCTTAATAACTTTATTTACATAATGTCCACCATGCCCATCAGGATAAGGCTCATATATACTCTTCTCAACAAAGTAATACCAACCCCATACTGATTCGCCCCAGAGTTTAAAACTATCAAGTAAATGTAAATCGGAACCATCTGTGAGTGTTAATTCTCCCTCACAATATGCAATCCAACCCTCTACTGCGTCGTCGTCATAATAATATCTGGGGTCTCTGATTAACCTGTCAATACGATTCATCTCCATAGAAACTTCTTTACAGACAGGTATGTCTCCTCTAATTACAGCATCTCTGAACATGCCATAATATTTAGGGACGGCAGTGTTCGATAGTGCCATAATTTAATTCTCCTTATCGGTTTGCTAATTTGTCAACGACTTTTTTCTCTAAGTCCAAACGATCATTAATTTCTTTTATCTGTTCATCTGTCAGATCAGACATATCGCCGATAAGGTTCTTAGTAATTGTTCGTTTTGGATTTCAAGCGTTTTCCAAATCTTTCAGCAAACTGTTATAACTTTTTTCTCTTGCCATTCTAGTAACTGCATCATTCAGTTCTTTGTCTGACATTTTATTTACTGGTTTATTCTTATATTTAGTCTTTACTGGGGTATCAATTGAATCATCACCAAGTAACTTTGCAACTGTATTTACACTGTTATAGGCTTTTGTTCCGGCGTTAATCAGATCAGATGCTTTGTTCGTCCATTTGATCGTATTGTTGACAAAAGTCTCACCACGACTAATTTCTTTCGGTGTAAGACTTTTAATATTACGTTCGAGTGCCAGACGATTATATGCATCCTGAAGCTCTTTAGTATCAAACAAATCTGCATTGTCATATAGCTCTTTTGCAGATCTTGATTTTAAGATACGCTGTTTCTTCTGTTCAATGCTCTCTCCATGTTTATCGCTTGTAGACTTCCCATATTTCCTATCTTTATTTCCTTTGGACTGAACAATGCCGCTTTGTCCTCTTCTTTTTCGACCAGCAGATGTTAAACTTCCATCTGAATTCTGAAATCGTCGAACTCCCCATTTCTGACCAAGAATACCATGATGCATTAAAGCGTTATTCTCCATTTTGATTTTCCTCCTGGTTTTCAGATACTACATCTTGAATTCGCCATAAATATTCATCTGCTTTCTTATTGTACATTTCCATAACAGCAGAACTTAATGGCGGATCGAATAAAAGTTTGGTTTGTATAAACACGTACGATTTCACAAATTCCATATTCTTCACTTCGCCAATAAAGTCGGTCCATGTGGCAGACGAATCCTCTATTGAAAATCCTTGCTCTGGTCCGACGCCGTTCTGAGTCAGTGTAGCTAAAGCGGAATTTATAGCAAACATTATGTCTACATCGAAATGATCATCGTCGTTTTCGATACCCCCAAGTAATTTCTTGATTGAATCAAGAATGCTTTCACTCATAATTGATCACCGCCAATCTACTTTTTATCTGGAGATGACACTTCAATGAACTTGCTCATGCAGTATCCTGTCATTCCGGATTTAAGCTGTACATGAACAAACTCCGCAGATTCAATCTCATGAACTTTCAATGACGTTCCAACTGGAATCTCGGTAATTACTTTTGCATCTTCTGAGGCAGTTTCCCTAACACGTAATCTACCGCATTTAATTACTTTGCCATATAAAGCAAATCCTGTTTTTTCATTTATCGTTGATTCTTTTGGCGGCTCATTGCCCCCGTTTCTAGCTTCGCTATTTAACATAGACTCCTCCTTTAGATTTCTTCCATGGACATGTATCATTCTGATACCGTTCCTCGGTGATGATTGTCGTCAAATCTGTTCCGTAATGGATTGCATTGTGGGTTGTAAGCCTTGTTGATATTGTATTATTCAAATCAAATACCATTGGACTCAAATTCAAGACATCTTCGATAGTTACAGGATTTATATGATGAACTAAAATTTTATCATCTATAATTTCGTATCCTTTAACCCCAAGATCGCATCCCTCGTCTCGCATAATTACAGTTTCTCTGAAGTTAAGCCATCTTGGTATTTTATACAGTATCTGATTTAGATACCTGTATCGTCCAAATGTCTCTTTACCGACTGTGCCTCCAATCTTCAAATATTCAAAACGCTCCTTAAATGTTGAAAAAGAGATTAATTCTAAATATGATTTATATTGATTTCTATTCGGCACCACCATGACCTCCATAAATTTTGAATGCTTCCATCGCTTCCTTGTACATTTCTTCGATATGTGCTGAGGATTGCAACGATGCGGTTTTAGCGGCTATTAATTCTTTTTGCAACTCTAAAATTTCTTTTTCAGTTCTTGATTTTGAAGACCCCAGCTTTAAATAATGTGTAATAACCTGCGAGGAGGCAGTTCCATCACGAAGTTGTTGTTCTGCAAGATTAACAGCATATGCTATCATCTGATTTTCTCTTTCGTCTGGGTCTAAAGCTGGCTTTTGTTTTCTAGGAGGTGTTGTAACGCTACTTTTTGTACTTACTTTTTTCATGTATCTACCTCCATTCGCATGGTTTTTTTTAGAATAGTAATATTTTAATAATGCATTTATTTGCTTTTGGATAACATCTTCAAGGATTTATGAAATTTATTAACACTTTACCGAAAAGGAGAAAAGCATGAAAAATTGAAATCAGATTAAAACTGTCACTACTGCAAAAAACCTATTCATAAATCCTTGAAGATGCTATTCAAAAATATAAATGCATTTTCAAAATATCCCTCCGGGGATTTTTTTAAGACCGTGGCGATGTGGGAGGGGGGTATGATATTTTGACACCCCCCTTCATCATTTATATTTATTTAAGAGGTAATGGCTTTTAAATAAATAATCTTTAATACTTTTTTAGCTTACAAACATATTGAATAAATATTATTTTTGTTGGAAACAACGATTTAATGCATAAATGTACTTGATTACCTTGACTTAATCACTTTCTGAATAAACTTTCTTGTAACGATTAAATAAATCATACTTAATAATTTCATCAATCGCTCTTTCTATTTCTTTACTGTTTTCTTCATCAGTTAATTGACTTGAAGTTTTTGCAATTCTATCCAAATATGCGCAAGTATTGTAACCTTTTTCCATATCAAACAAGATCCAAGAATCGAATTGTTCGAATGGATCGTAAGGATTATCGATTGTTGTAAGCATGCAAACACGACCGTTCATAACTAATTCATTCCTTTCACTTCAAATACTTTGATACTGTTGCTGTGGACACACCCAAACTGTCAGCAATTTCCTGTATTGTATAGTTTGAACTGTTCATAGCTTTAATTTTGTTTATCTTTGCTTCACTCAATGTTGTAGTGGTCCGAGGGGTAGCATATTGACGTACAGTCTTAGGGTCTGCAAAGTTTAGTATGTCTGACAGCTTAGAGTCTGTTATAGCTCCTGCCTGAATAGCTTCCCACTCTCGTTCACTTATTGATATCGGCTTACGCTCTGCGCCCACGGTCTGTCTAGCAGAGGTGAGGGCTTGCTGTTTCATTTTCTTAAGCTCTTTTGTATCAAGATCCGGGTTCTCCTGGCGCTTAGACTCCACTACACTATTGGCTATCCTCTGGGCTTCACGCTCCCTAGGTGCATTTTTTTTAGCAATATTTAATTGTGCATTAAGATGATCGACTTCTGTCTGATAAGTTGCTTTTGCTGAAGCGGAATACTCTATTTTACCGGTGGCTAACATTTCTTTCCTAGCCCCATTGGCTAATGCTTTCATAGTATTAGCATAGTCAGCGTATGCTCTTTCTTCTGGGGTATCCGCATCTGATATAAGAGTCCTAGCATCTTTAGTTTCTGCCATCTTGGTGGACTTGATTGTACGGGGTTCCTCATGAGTTGTACCATCTTTATTGGTAACGGTCTTTGTTCTTCCAGATCCTTTATAAATAAGTTCACCGGTTTCAGGATCTATATGTGGCTGTCCTTTTCTTTCTGGGACACTTGTCTGTGATTTTGCTCTTGAAATTAAAGTTGAAGCTCCGCCATATTTATCATCATCTGTGTGCGCCTGGTATTTCTTCTTTAAACCTTCAATATTGTTATCTTTTTCACTTTGCTTATAATCTAGCTTGTGTTTATAAGCATCAATAACAACCATACTATGTCTAACAGCTCTTGCTAACTCATCGTCTGTTGCACCTTTTAGTGTCATATCGGTAATAAGATTTGAAACTTCTCCCATGGCTTTACCAATATGACCTTTAGTCATGGTTTTAATTCCTTCTTTGTAAGGATATTCCAATTTAGGATCAAATCCTTCCAAACCTTTTAACGGTGGTCGAGATGAAATCTTAACTTTACCACCTCTATCGTGAGTAGGTATGACCATGACAGTATCGCCATCGAAATCTGCTCCGGATAATCTTTCTGCAACTTTGCTATTAATGCCGATTGCATCTGTAACATTTCCTAAAGACTTCTTTGCATCTGTCTGCTTGTTATTAACCGTTAAAATCGGAATCTCGAAAGTTCCTCCATGCGGATAACGAATTAATGCAACTTTTTCACCATTCTTGTAGTTAGGCGCATAAACCTCCGTTTCCTTTAACGAAGTAACCGGTAAAATAACATGCCATCTTTGTCTCGGTAAAGCGGCTGCTTGTAGATGCACTGCTGTAGCATCACAATCATCGGCAAAAGAATTCAAAAGATTTCTTTTTACAGTTGGATTAGTAATAGAACAAATCTCATCAAATTCGGCTTTCTTGTCTGCTATAGATAAACCGAGCTGTTTCTTGATCAATGATACATCCTGCTTCGCTAAGAACTGAGCTGGAAGTTTGTCGTCCCATTCTCCCCAATCACCCTCATCTGCTCGTTTGTTGATTAAAGAAAGTCGTTCTTTTCCATTCTTATCAATGAAATAGCTTTGTCCGCCTTTTTCTTTAATCAATGAACCAAATGGATTATCGGGATCATTAGTAATTGGTTTCAAAACTTTCGTCAAAGGTGTGCCGCTTTTCTTATTGGTGTTAAATACAACATCGACTCCATCTGGCATATCATCAGAATATACTGCCATGCCTTTTAAATAATGTGTACCATCAACTAAAATTCGAACCTGGGAATGATGTGATCCACCTAAATCTAAATCTTGAACATTTCTTCTTAATTCAATGACTCCGTCCTTTTCGATACCGCCGTCTTCAGCATATCTGATTGATAATCGCTTAGAAGACATACTTTCTGGATATACGAAAGTTTTTTTAAAAGTTTGCCCATCATCATGAGAACGATAGTCTTCAATAGAATGCACATTTTCGAAGTTATAAATTTCCTTGTGTTCCGTTCCAGGAGGGCATAATACTTTTTGTGTAGTCTGCTTTCCAGGATTTGTAACTTGTGGAATTCGTCCGCTATAAACTTCATAGCCTTCTGTCTGAAGCATGTATAAAGCTTCCTCTAATTTTGTAGAGGAAACCCCAATGTCTCTTTCTGTTCCGGTTCCGACATCAATCATTCCTTTTTCAGCTACCTGTTTCTTTAAAAATTCAGCAGTTGTTTTAGCTTGATTCATTCGTTCTTCTGAACCAGTATTCAATAATGATCTTACAGAAGAATCATTTGTGAATCCCATTTCTTTTGCAATTTCATCCAAAGTAAGACCATCTTCTTTTAAAGATTTTGCACGCGCAACCAATAATGCACGCTGCTCATTTTTTGCATATCGATACTGAACTCGCAATTGCGTGGTATTTTCAAGCCCAACCGCTTTTGCAATTTCTTTTTCGCTCAAGCCTTGATTTCGCAATTCCAAAACACGAGACATAAAATCACCAGTCCGTTGATACGGATTATCTCCAGATCCCCAAGGATAACGTCCTGATCGTCTAGGCATTCCATAATGCATGAGTGAATTTGCTTCATCAAATATGTTACAAAGTTTCTCTAATGGCATCATAATCTTCTCTCCTGTTCTTTCACTTCTTGAATAATCCTGTCAAATCTTATGATTTTATCCATAATGGGTACAATATCTTCTGCTGTCGGATTTGCAAACAAAACTTCATCATTTTGATAAATCCGAAGCTCCATTTCAATTTCGCCAGGTTTTATATCATACTCTAAGCAAAACAACGCAGCATAAACCTCAAGCTGTTCAATATGTACAGGAGTAATGCCTGTTTTTAAGTCATGTATCCTCAAAAAATTATCTCTAAACACAATAGCGTCAGCAGTTCCGAAGGCATTATCTGAATAATAGAGAACTTGTTCCGGAATCATTTTGTATCCGATTGCATCATTTACATACATGTTCAATGTTTTTGGATGTTTGGTCGAACTTGGTAATTTCTGACCAAGCGAAATACATTGTGCTGCAAATGCATGCAATAAAGTTCCTTTCTCAGAAGCTTTAAAATTTAAATACGTATTGACTAATTTTTCATCTGTGTAATTTAGCCAATGAAATTTACTAGCACTCAGAAATGCATGTTGTCCTTCAAGATTTGAATGCTTGTTGAAGTTCATACAATACTTCCTCCTTATTCTCTGGATAAATGAATCGTGAAAAAGACATCTGATTCATTAAATCAACATAGTATTTCTGGTTTGGCTGTCTGTGTTCGTTTCTACTTTTTTTGCCTTCCAGTGCCGCCCATTTATTTTCATAAAGAATTAATAAATCTGGGATACCCTGATATTCGGTAGGATCAAGATGAATGACAATACAACCAGGAAACAAAATTTCAAGTTCTTTGACCAAATTTTGTTTGAATCTATTTTCAAGCATCGGTTTATTACCTCCTATCATTTTTAGACAAAAATAAAAAGAGAAAGTCAAAACGGTATTTTTCGCCGTTTTATTCCACTCTCTCTTCATAACAGTCCATGTATTTTTCGCGCAAACCAAAAATATATAAAAAGCCCATGTATCAATGTACACAGGCTTTACATTTTTTATTCTGTTTCTAAATCAGCAATAAACTTTGCATTTTCTCTTTCAAGACGATTATATACTGTAATCTCTTTGAGTCGTGAATCACACTGTGGACAAACCCACCATCCATCTAGCTCATCTTTAGGACCTTCTTGAAATTCCATATATTCATTACAATCTTTGCATTTTACGAATAAAGGAATATCATCATTATTACGGCATATAGGATCTATCAATTTTACTGAATCTTTATAAATCGATCTTGACGCTCCCAAATACCGATTCTTAGGATTGTAAACGAACTCAAAACCAGAACCATCAAATCGCTCATAGATTTCCTGGTACTCGTCTGTACATTCTTTAAACTCCATATGGTGTAATACCTCCTTAGATTTTCTACCAACAGTGTAGTACGCTTGGAATATAAATTCAAGCAGTCATTTTTACTTGTGGTCAAAAAGCCCACTTTTTTTTCCTACTTTATATAAATATTAAAACTTTTTATCACAATTAAATAAGAAAAAAAGTGGGCAAAGTGGGCAGAAATCCCGCAAACCTGCATAAATACTGGGTTTTTCCGTGCCCACTTTCATTTTCAAAAATGGGCAGAAGCCCAAAAAAAGTGGGCAAAATCATAAAATCTGCCCAATTTTTTAATAGATTTTTTTCATTTTTTCTTCAAACCCATTTTAAAAGTGGGCACGTGACCACAAAAAGTGGGCTTAAAATTCCCAATTTTGTCCTCTTCTAAACAAATAAATATGGTCTGATAAGATTTTTTGCTCATCAATTTCAGCCGCATTTACACTTTTCACGATATCAGAAAGCCCAGATAAATCGTCCATATCGTTCATAGAAAGAGCCAAAATCTCGTCAACCGAAGACGGAAAAACAATCAAATCACTACCTATTTTCTCTGCGAGCTCATTGATAAAATCATAATTCAGCATTACAGAAGCTCCGTACACACCACTCGAATTTGTGATTATATAGAAATCGTCTGCTATATTATAGGAAACTGTTACGCCTCTCTCTTCCATAAATTTATGCAGGCTAGTGCAAACCGGTGTCTCGTTATGTAAGTTTTTCATAGCCATTTCATAAGCTTCATCAAACGATTTTTCCCACAGCATTAAAATTTCATTCGTAATTTTTATTGTTGCTTCTCCTGGCTCATCGATTGGCAGTTTGATCACAACATAAACACCTAAATCTAAGAAAGATTTGTATGGCAAAGTTTCAAATAATTTTATATTTTTTTCATAATTTACAAGTTGCAAAGAAAGCCACTCTTTCACAATTTCATAATTGCTGATTATTTTTATCAATTGTTCTGAATGATCATCTTTTTTATTCTTGAAGTAAAGTTCATAAACAACATCTGCAATATGATCGATTGACCAACCCCAGTTAATAAAGTCATCAATATAAATTATCGGTGCAATACCATAAGCTTTTTCTCTTATAATAATCGCATTTAATATTATGCCATTATTTTTTGTCTCCTGTGTAACATCAATAATTAAATCTGGATAATTTTTACTAATTTTCTCTACGATACTATTAATAATATTGTTCATGCTTTTCTCCCTTCGTATAAACAAGTTACTAATCTACTTCAAGAATATAAATCAATGGAATCACCTCCAAACTTTTCCAGTCTTGCAGTCTTTTAAGACAATTCTTCCTTCTATCTCAAATCCTGCTAATTCTGTAATATAAAAGATGGTATCAAGCAAATCATGAAATCGATCACTTTCTTCCATGCTTTCTTGATCCACCTTTGTAATAGCTTTATACGCTGTTGGATCCGGATAACCCGACCCATTCTTTCTTGCATCAACTACACTCACTTATTGTCCTCCACTTCGAGTTTAACGCCTGCATATCTCCATAAGTCTTCTTTTACAGTTTCTAAGTCCAGATTTCCGTCCTGCCATTGTTTATAATATTCAAGAACATGCTCCGTAAATTCCGGCATTCTTTGAGCATAACCTTTAGTCCAATAGTGATCCATGAGTACTTCCATTGGCAGACCTAGCAACAAAACCATAGTAGTATTCACGGCGTTATCAAATGCTTCCTGTTCCATTCTCTTCATTTCTGCTGAGATTTTATCCCGCACGACTTTATCAAGTTGTGACTTTGTCAACATATAACATTTTTCTTTTTTCATCTTCGCTTCAATAAGTGGATGAGTTGTAGTTTCTTTTTTCATTGCAAAAATATCTCCTTAACCTAATAATCTTATTATCTTCTAACATCAAAATTGTCGAATTCACTGACTAAATCGTTATTGATCATTAAATTTCCTCCTTTGGTTACTTATAAAATATAAATTGATTTTTTATTATTTTTGTGTTAATTTATTGAAAACTACTGCATCCGCAAACATTATATTAAGGAGGATACCCATATGAATTATGAATTAACTGAAGAAACAAATAATGCAACCCCAGCAGCGACTGAAACCCAACCACAAGCACAGCGCAACTCAAAATCCAATAATCTTTCTGTAGCCATAGTTAGTATAGTTAGTGTTGTTTTTCTTGCTTGTATTCATGAAATAATCTCCCACAACTATTCTATGAATATAGATATGAACAACAAAATACTTTCTCTAACGCCACCTCAAAAAAATGAGGATAGTCCAGAATGTTCGCAAGCGGCATAACATGCATATTAGATGCAGTAGTAATCAAACTATAAAATATGATTTTCCCTAGCAAAAATAAGTGCTATTCCGGGAATCAAAGTAAATAAAAAGAACGTTGCATCCTCGCATATCGGGACTGACAACGCTCCTATCAAAATAAGTAAACATCCAACTATTTTATTTTTTACCAACAATTTCAATTTAATATCCTCTCTCATTTTTAATACGGGCATAGTGCATAGCGATTCTTTCACGATACTCTTTGGCTGAGATCTCAACATAATCGCTATCAACTACTTTGAAATATTTGCGAGCACCCCATACATGATTTCCAATCGGATCGATTACATAACTAACAGCAATCGTATCAAAGTCGCCATTATTACGATCAGTCAAATAATCAATCGTATAAAAGTACCAACTATTTGATTCTGGCATATATGGCATTGTTATCGGTGGTGCAATTTCTTCTCCAATCTTGTAAAATAATTTACTTATGTATGTCTTATTGGTCCTTATATTTACCCCTATGAAACGATAAATATCACGGTATTTAATGGTTTCATCTGGATAAACGTATTTATATAAAGAAAACATTCGTCTGCATTGATATATCTTTGCACCGGTAGAAGATTCTGTATTGGAATAATTCCATAAGTTTTCTATTTTTGCCGTCATTATTGGTATTCTATCATCATTTGTCGATGTATCAACACTTGATATAAAAGTGTCAGCATCTTCAATAGGGGATAGTGGCTTATTACCAATCAAACGGTTAAGAACATTTTTAGTTATATTAATACCACATCCAGAATAACCATCTTCGAGTAAGCTTTTAAATGCTTTTAATGCACTTTTATAGCAAGAACATACATAATCGAAATCACTATATGTTCTTTTATGTCTTTCACGCTCACAAGCAATACTGACCTCACGTTCAGCCCATAATTCCATTTCGGATTTTTCTATACAAGAAGCAACTGATACGTTTTTATCATCAATATATTTGTCTGCATAAATTTTACGGCTGTTGCAACCATTTGCCCATTCAATACTGCTTGGGAGATTATCGTTCACAGCGTCAAATACCAATCCGTGATCATGACACCAATTAACAGCCTGCTCTAAGATGTCTCCGCAACGGCACGTCCATAGTATAAGTTTATCTCCATCTACTTGTCTTTTAATAAGGTATTTTATTAACTCTTCGTTCGGCTCTCCGATTTCTGGATAGCGATTTTCACACAATGTTCCATCGAAATCTACGGCAATAATCTTATTTTTCATTTTTCGTTCTATTCCTCCTCAATAACCAGTCGCTTATAATCAGTTCTTATTTCCACCTTATCGTAATCATCGACATAGTCTACTATTGTAGCTTCATATGCTCCATTTAAATATAAATCATCATTAGCAACTATGATAATTGCATTTGGATTAAGTGTTTCAAGTTCGGTAATTAATTCTTTTACGGTCATCGCAATAGACTCCTTATTGATAACTGTTTTCCATATTTATAGGTGTTCCATATACCCCCGCAGAATCAATCGAATCCGTCGGCGTATAGTGATCTTCTGGCATTGGAAATAACATTCTAAATAATAGATAATTAATGGCATCTTGCAGATATTCAGTATTTTTGGTCTTATTAAATTTAATGAGACAATTATCAAGCGACTTTAATGCATCCACTCTACCCTCCGCAAAATTTTTGCGAGCTTCGCCATATTTGTAGTATGAAACATCCATAGCATTTTTACACTTCTTTATGATATCATCTATTTTCTTTTCGTTAATTGATTTATCTTCCAATATTATATTCCTCCCTGATACGTTGCATTATGCGTAATTGCAGGTCTTCAAGTTCTTTCTCTTGATGTGTGATCACATTCAGTTGCTTTTTGATTGTATCATTTATAGCGTCGTCAATGTTTTTTAATTCGAAATATTTTTCTTTATAGTTCAATACGTTATGAAAATTAAGGGAACCAAAACCTATGTTGACATCATTCTTTCCAACTTCTATATACATTATCTCATAGTATGGCATTCCAGAAATTGGTCTTGTAACAATTTTCAACGCTATAACTTGTATTTTCTTAATTTCTTTAGCTTGGTCACTTGTTTTGTCTTTATTGTCTGTCATCGCTACACATCTCAAACCAACCAGAATCTCGGACGAACTCCAAGAGAATCCAAAGCGTTGTCATAATCCGGATCACCGCCACCGGTAACACTAGCAAAGGAAACAGCCGAAGAAAAATCTTCTTTTGTGGCATTTCTAAGCCAGCCCCATTCAAATTTGTCATTGTAATATGCCACCCGGTTACGCCGCTGTTTCATAAGTGGGAGCTGCTCGTCGCTATCAGCTTCAATATACTCTCTGTTCCACTCATCATCCCATCCGCAGATTTCGCCAAGTGTTGGAATAGATAATCCAGAAATATGATATCTGAGGTTTTTAGGGAACATCTTGAATAAATCATTCTCAATCCATTTTTTAAGATCAGATTTTTCATATCCGCCCTTGTTGCTTCCGTTTTTGTTCATCGGGCGTTTTGTGATATAATCATCGAACATGAATAATACCTTGCCGTCCGTAACCTTCTGAGCAGTCGCTGTGAATATTCCAAGGTCACCCAGCGGAATAACAATTTGATCTCCAACTTTAAAATCCATAGGCAAAACCGATGTCTGGAATAATGCATTTACATCAATATGACAATATTCTTCTGTTGCCTTCTTTGTATCGGCTTCGCTGGTGATAGCAATGTATTTTCTAGACATCCTTTCTACCGTAGGGATGTCTACACCCTTTCCTGTTAAACTGATAATCTCTTCTCCTAAAGTCATTTCTCTTACACATGTATCCATTTTTATATGTCCTCCTTTTTACTCGATGGTCTATTATATTTGTTTTTTTAAATGTCTTACCGCACCAAGTTTAGCATTAATAGAATTATCATCCAATCCTCCTGCGCTCATAATCAACTCGCTATATGGAAGCTCCTCGATCCACTTACAGAATTCTCGCCATTCATCTAGCTTATGATTTTTACGAGACTTATAAATATTCGCCAGCACCTCATAGTTCAACATAACATTACGAGTCTGGTTATAGCTGCTCGGAAGAAGCTGAATCATTTGCCACCAAATATCTTTATCCTGACGAATTTTAAGACATCCTCCACAATGTACACCATTAATATATAAATCTCGCCATTTATTCAGCATCTTAATAGTATCTACTAAACTATCCATTGGAGTATATCTTCTACCGCAAGGAAATTCATAGAATTCATCTTCAGAAACACATTCGCAGTCCTGTAAATGTTCTGTTGAGAAATCCTCCAACGTAAATTCTTTCTCAGCAATTTTATGCATCGTGCTACAACTATTAGCAACAGTGCCAACCTTGTATGTATCAAACTCTTTCCACCAATATAAAGGTGCCGTAACTCTCACATATACCGGCATCATTCTCATAAACTTTCTATGGTCTGTACCAGCATTAGCTAAGCGCTGCATGAGTGAATGATCGTTTTCGCCAAGATCAAACCCAACAATATCGTATCCAGCGGTTTCATATTCGCTATCACTCTTCTCCCATGAATTCATAGGATTACGCATACCTTCAATGATAAACTCCATCTGCTCTGGGCTTGCCAGAACTACATGCTCTAATTTAATCATGTTTTTCCTGCTCCTTTTTCATTTCTTTTTCAATAAATTCTCGTATACACTCACATCGTTGCGCATGTTTACAGGTAACAGACGTATTTGCAGAAACTATTACTTCCAGACTGCGCATAAAATCGTTGAAGCATTCATGTTGTACATTCGTTTGCGTTTCGGGTTCAAATTCTGTACAGTTTTTGCAGTATTCTTTAACATTCAGTTCTATCATTTTTCAGTTCTCCTTTCAGAATATCCAGATCCCCACCAATCTGGATTACTATGCTTCCTGAGTCCAGCATAGCCCACGTTTTTTTAATTACTCTTCTTCCTTCTCATAAGGAATCTGGATTACATCTCCACCGGGAACCGTGACCGACTGCATAAGCTGACCGGTTTCCTCATCAAAGTAAATGTTATCCATTGCGTGATCCCACTCTTCGAACTGCTCAGCGATATTTCTGCCCTTTTCTTTTCGCATGTTGATAAGCTCATCATGAACTACACGTCTCCAGGATCGTGCAATCTCCATACGGCTCTGAGCAAGGATATTGTATAGACCGTTCTCAGTCACAAAGTTGACGGAACGTCTCTGACCTGCTACTACCAAAGGTAGTTTCAGCTTTTCGTCCTCTTCACACATTTCAAGCATTCTCCACTCATTGCCGCTACTATAGCCGATAGCATGACTAATATCTTTTGCCTTGAACAGCGGAGCGTCCAGATCCCCATATACATTAAGGCGCTTGTCTCCAAATGAAATACTTCCAGCAATTTTAATCTCTTTACTCATCTCTGTTTATTCCTTTCTCTCTGTAATTTTATATCCATAGCTTTCTGCAATTCTTCCGGTGTGATATTAAAAATGGACTTAAGGAATTCCAGGCAAATATAAGCATCTGCCATCTCTTCCAAAAGTCCAATTCTGTTATCATACCCTCGAATCTGTTTACTGATCGCCTGCGTAAGTTCTGCAAATTCTTCCATAGCGATCGTACAATTCAATTTCCACGGCTTACTTTCAACAACTTTTCTGATGATTCTCCGCCGCTCTTTATCTGACAATTCGATGCCGCTTTTCATGCACTGGATAAATCTATTTCGATCCATTGTATACCTCCATCCGAGCTTTCGCAGCTTCTTTGCGCTCCTTATACTCATCAAAATCCACTGCAATACTATTAGGTTTCATCTAACTTTTCTCCTTTCAATTCTCAAGCCATTCATTGTCAATATAGTAGAAACCGAATACGCATAATCCAATTACAATTATCCAAATCGTCCAAAACATCCACAATTCGAAACCTGTTTCTAAATAATCAATCGTTTCATCTATAGTGCTGTCTTTGTAAAATGGAGAATTATCTGATATTGTTTTATCGCGTAATTCGGTAAATATAGTTCCGGTATACTTGGTATTAACACCATAATATTTATGCCGGACGTAATAAGATTCGTTTATAGTTTTAATATAATCTGCACTTGGAAGATCTACTTTATTCGAATCGAAACGCTGCTCCAGGAACATAATTTCTAAGCATTTTTGTTCTTCGCTACCAGCATAATCCCAAGACCAATAAGTTTCTGTTCTGGTATGTGTCTTTCCTTTAGAATCGGTTGTAGTAACAGTTCGTGTATGCATATTATAATGCTCTTCTATTTTTTCTATGTACATATACTCACCATCAATTTCTGGATATGAAACGGTATCCACAGCTTTCAAATCTCCATAAACGAACGCATAACCGACGTTGGTTCTCATCCCATATTCAAACAGATCAGAGTTTTCAATTTTAATAGCTTTATTATACTTTTCGTTTCGATCCAGAATATAGTTTGAAATCTTCCCAGATATTACAAATCCAATGAGAAGAAGAATAGCAATTATGGATATGCTTGCTAAAATCTCCCGTTTTGTGATTTCGAATTCTCCAAAATCAAATCCTCTTCGTCTCATAATATCAATCTCCAAATAAATTTTGAGGTGCATCTACCGGAGCATCATAATCAAGGTACTGATACTGCTGCGTTTCGTATCCCAAAATATTTAAAAAGAATCGAGTAGGAAATTTTCTAACATAGCGATTGTATTCTTTAATCTGCTTGTTATAATTTTCTCTATATTCGGCGATTAAATTTTCAGTAATGGACAATTCATTCATCAGTTCCTTGTAATTTTCATTGGATTTTAATTCTGGATATGCCTCTGTAACAGCCGTTATTGCAGTGGTTACATTTTATATACTGGTTGCTTTTCCCCTACCTTCAACAATAGCAGTAAGTGTTTCAGCCTCATGCTTATCGTATTGCTTGACACAATCCGCAAGATTATAAACAAGATCGACTCGTCTTTTTTCTTGCACTTTAATATCCGAATCGGCAGTATTGACCTGCTCCTCCAGTGCAAATGCTTTGTTTTGTGCTCCCTGAATTCCAAAAATACACATAAAAATAACCGCTACAATCCCAGCGACCACAATAAGTGCTAGTTTCCAATTTTCTTTAATAACTTTCATCTTTACTTATCCTCCTTAATAATCCCGATAAATTCAACGCGCTCTTCTGCCAGACTTACAAAATATCTTTTTCCTTTGTAATCGACGATATCACCATCGTACTTATAGTTCTTGTCCGGCTCTGAAGCATACGCCAAGATATTTATTTTTGTCGTTCTGTTCATGACTCATCCTTACCTTCACATTTTCGCTTCATATCATTAGGAATATCTTCCTCTCCATACATACAGTTATCAATTTCCCCAAAATAATATGGACATCCATTGCATTTATCATAATTACTCATTCTTAAGCACCATCCTTATTTGTAATCTGTTTCTCATTAAACTTATTTTTCCACGTGTCATCCATTGTAAAATACGGACAATCGATGCATATCTCTGACAAATATTCCGTATTTTTTGTACCACCGCTCTGTCCACAACACATACCAAAAGCTGCGTTTCCATGTTGCTCCATGCAGTCATAGCAACTGTTATAATCTGGTTTGCAAATTAGTAATAACCATATAAGAAGTAGTATTAATAATAAAAAACCAACATATTGAATCATGATCTAATTCTCCTTTGCACCTAGTTCGATGACAATTCCAGCACTTGCATTAACATAATATCCATATTTACTATCATATTTAATAATATCGCCATCAAAATCCTTCCCACAGCGTCGCGCAAGATTAATAAGAAACATTGCATCAGCCTTGTCAAGCAATTTATCCATGTTCATCCTTCTTTCTTCTGGTTGAGCGACTCCACTAATTCTTTGGAAATTGGAATGCCTTTCCTATCAAAATTTTGAAAACAGCCTTTTTCTTTAATCGATACATTATTTTCAAGCTTATTTAAGTGTTTTTCAATTTTATTTAAGCTATCGGCTATCGACTTTATGGAACGCAATAAATCCTGCTGAAACTTATCTACCATCTTTGTTCTCCTTTTCTGAAATATATTTTTTAAGACCATCCATTCCGATTTTTTCTATCGCATTTGACATTGATCGATTATCAATAGATTTACAAATTCTATTCACAATAGAATACACACAAACCCAAATTAAAATGATTAATAATACTAAGTTATTAAATGCTAACATTATGCTTCTCTCCTTTTCGTTAAAGAAAAGCTCGCCAAATTAATGACGAGCTTTAAACATTTTTTCTTTATTTATTTGTTTTTTTTACCAATCTTTCATACAATTCCAATGCTTCAGCGCCTTGAAATTGATTAATGATATCTACTGATTCTCCTTGTTGTCTTCTTCCTATAATAAGTACCGGCACATCACCCGCGTTCTCAACATCAATACCTACAAGTAGTACATCATTAAAAGCTGACATCTTCATTCTCCTTTTCGCTCCCATTTTGTTGGTTTTGTGGAATATAAATTAACAGGTTCTTCTAAGCACTCATCGCAGGGAGAATCCGTTTCTTCATTTCTTTGATATTTGCAATTGGCACAATATCGTTCGAAATCCACTTCTCTGTAATCATTATCCATATTTAACTCTCCTATAATCGTTTGAATCAATTATTATACTATGCAGCATTCTTTTCGTATTTTTCAACCAGCTCTTGTTCACTCTTATTGCACGCCACAATACGCTGATTGAGATATCTTCGTTCATTAAATTGTTTCTTATCTTTTAATGCTCTGCTAATTGCTAGATCTATTCCTGATCTGGATTTCAAATGATAATAATATAAATCCTTATATGGCGTATTCATCCTGTCGATTCGTCCAGAAGATTGCACCATTATTTTATATGAATAATTTTGAGAGTAAAATATAATTGTATCTGTCTTGATGCAATTCCACCCTTCGGCGCCAGCATTATACTGAACCAAATATATCCATTTCTCACCTTCTGGAATAGGTTGATGTTTGTGACCGTTCCACTCTGCAATCTCTACTGAATCACCATAGGCAATATTTTTTAATATTTCTAACTCATAATCAAAGTTATAAAATATAATTGCTTTTGGATGTTTTTCAAGAATTTCCAGTAACGCTACCTGTCTTGATTCATCGGAATTAACAACCTTTCGTAAGGAATAACACAGTTCTGATGCGTTTTTAAGTGGCTTATCTTCCCATATATTCCAGCGGTTACGCATGATATTTTTATATAGCATAATATCGTATTTAACGAATACGTCTTCATGGTGACTGATAGTTTGTCTTTGAAAGTTCATATTAACAAGAATAGAATCTCTAAGTCTTACCAATCTCCTTGTATTTATGTAACGATCAACTTTTGGATACTTGCTGAACCGACTATAAATTATGTGTTCTCTTATAAATTCGGTTTTATTGCGATAAAAACCATTCGCCACAAACACTGGTATATAATCTTGCCATGTATCACCTGGTGTCGCTGATAATAAAATCCACTTATTTTTTTGGGCAATTTTATAAAATGCTTCCACCCACGCACCGCTACCAACTAAACGTTGTTCATCGAATATAAAAAAAGAATTTTCTACATTTTTATATTTCTGAATATTATTCCATGAATCGATCACTACTTTATTAGAATATAAATTGATTTCTGAATTAGACGAAAGAAGAAACGGATGTAGCTCGCCTTCCCATTCCAGCGTGTCTCTTTTGGCTGCTGTGGTTATAATAAATAAATTCTGTGGCGGATCATTCATCGGTTCCGTAAAATTATCATAGAATTTTCCGCCTTGATCCATGAAATAATATGCTATCGATGTTATGGACTTTCCAGATCCGACTCCACCACATAAAATACAACCGTTTTTCATATGACTAATAGCATCAATTTGGTAATCTTTCAATGGAACTGCCATAGTGAACTGCTCCTTTATTCATATTTCGCTGCAAACTCATCTTCTTCTATCGTCACATACATAGTTTTAAGATATGCTGTAATGCCTGTTTTTCCGCCCCATTCCCAATGATATGGTGAAAGGATTACATCAGCGGTTCTGATTTCAGCATAATCCAATGATCCAATAGATTCCTCGTCCAAAGGAGTCTTGGCACGGGATGTAATTAATGTAACTTTCGGCGGAATATTGTCAAATTTAGCCTGCACCTGTAAGTAATATCTTGGATCTTCGTCTGGTGTTCTTGGCTCAAGCTCTTTAACGTTCCATCCAATAGCTCGAAGATTATCTACATCTTCTGGATTAATAACTACACAAAAAGTCTTTTTACCTTCTCTGTTAAATTTTGTTTCCCGACCTGCGAAGTTACGGAACATAAGTTTTGCATCCTCGATCACCAAATTTTCTGCTCTGTTGTTTGACATAATTTTATTCTCCTTTAAAATATAAATTTAAAAAACCAAAAAGACTCAACGTATAAAACGTCAAGTCTTCGTTTTCATAATACACTTTGCATTTTTTTTTGCGATTTCTAAGAAAAAGGCAATGGCTCGTCATAATCCTCAGGTTTATTCATAAATTCCGACTCATGTTTTGGAATATATGGATCGTCGGAAACGAACCATTCAAAATCACCAAGTTTTGAAATTGCATCTGCTGCCTCGTCAACAAGTATGTTGTAATATTTTTTATCAACATCATTTTCTTTATGCAATTCTTTAACCATTTCAGATTCAAGCCATCTAAATCCTTTTGAGCCAGTTGCTGCACTGTATTTTCCATCTTTTTCTCGTAATAATACGCCACCACCGCAACCAGCTTTTATAGGCGAAAACTGTCCCACTTTTCCTATAAATTGATAACTATGTCCTTCTGCTATTTTTGAATTTAATTCGTCATCCGATAAATCAGAAAAATCATCAGCAAGTTCGACATCCCGTTTTCTGAGATTTGACTTATTGCTACTATCTCTAACCGCTTTGATTGTCTCGTACTTACTAACGTCTGGAAGTTTTTCATTCAAATCCAAATATAAAGAAGTAGTCACTGACATTGTTTCGCACATATCTTCAAATTCTATCGGTTCATGACTGAATAATGTCTTGAATACATATGGCACTTGGAATTGTGTTCCAGTAGCGGTCCACCTTCCTCCTTTCTTTTTGTTATCACCCGGAATATAACCATACATCTGCTGACAGTCGTCTGCATCCTTATACTTTGCGATATATACTGCATGATTTACAAGACACATACGATCATATGTTGCTTCATGCTCAAATGTATAACCATACCTTTCTCCAAATCCCATAACAAATTGAATAATATCCGGTGTGGCATCTGGAATCTTTATAGAATCTGTTTTTATATGAGCCACTTTAAATCCACGTTTTAGCACTTCATTTTTAAGATCAATCATGAATAATGCGCCACGCTTAGCCACAATGTTATCGATATTTCTTGGATCACGGAACGGATTATCAAAAGATGCTGAGGTCAATCCATAAACAGAATTTATTGCTGTTTTCAAGGCATTAGCTAAGTCTTCTGATGTCATCTCGCCGTCAATAACTCGCTGGATATAAGGTGTTAACTTTCCACCCAGCATGTTATTGATAGTATTCCATGCTTCGTGTTTAATGTTAACACGACCTTCGACAATCTCTCTAAATGCTCTAGTGAATTTTGGACCGAACAGAACCTCTGCAATAACACTATGCGGATGCATTGAAGAAATATCCAGCAGTGCAACGTTTCCATACATTCCAGGTACGCCCTGCGCAAATCCACCTTCGCCGACCTCTTCACCTCGATATGTTGATTCTCCATTTTCAAATTTATAACCTGGGAAATATGGAAGGATGCTTTCAGAATCAAATGGTACTTCTTCTTTGTCGTTATACGCCCATCCATAGTGAGGCTTACACATCATCTTTGGGCATGCTTCGTTAAGGAAGTCAATGCTTTCTTTGTCCAATTCTCTTACCGGTTCTGCAAGATTTCTATAATGAAACTCACTCTGTGGTTTTCGGTTAGTTCCAAATATAATTCTTGTAGTTAGAGTATTCGTTGTATCATTTACGGTCATTCCTGCTAAATCAGCCAGAATCTGGCGGGCGGTCCAATCCGCAGATAAATAATTAAAAGCCGCTTCTGTTGCGATAACATCATTATCACAATATTCAGCGACTTTCTGCCATAATTTTTCTGGAACTGGTTCGTCCCATGGTAACCCCAATTCCTGATGGTGAATACCCATTTCAATTTCAAGTTTTTTCAAACTCTTCTTATTCCCGGCTGAAGCGAAATCATAAATATCAGTATAACTAATATTGTATGCTTCTCCAAAGAAGCAGTTCGGGCTTCCGCTAATGATTCTCTGTGACAGATTATACAACTGCTCGTTTGTATAGCCCATCATTCTTGCGTAAAGCAAATGATTATCATAACGTCGACAGTTGAATCCAACTAATTTCATCCTTAAGAACTGTTCAATTTCATCGGCTGACGGATTAATTAATCGAATTACTGGTTTTCCTTCACCTGCCACCTTATAACATACTAAGAAAAGATTTGGAAACACCTCAATGTCATAGAATACCATTTCTTTATCTTCGTCAATAATGCCACTATCAGAAATATCATCAGATTTGAAGTGCATCTTGTTGACTAATTTAATACAATACTCTGATTGATGTGAACTATTAGCAGCAAATCCCAATATTGCATTGCGCATATCAGTAACGTCATACTTCACACCAGCATCGTAAGCATCTTCCAAAATTTTATAAATAAAATCTACACTTGGCTTCGTTCCTGGATGAATTTCTTTATTAAGATTTTTCTTTATAAGCGTTCGGATGCTTTTCTCATTTTTAACGGTTTCAAAATTAACCATCTTTTCTCCTTTCAACGGTAATCCAGAACTTATAGTTGCAATCGGAAGATCATTACATTTAGTAAGTTTTCTTCGAAGAGAACTTTTTCCAGAAAATACCTTAATTTCAATGTTTTCATCATATACTCTGCTAAGTTTTGAAACATCGCCACTATAAATATAATGCAAATGTATTCCAGCTTCACTCTTGCTTAACTCTGCATATGTTGGTGGAAACAAAGACGCTGCTCTCAAGTTTTTATCAAAAGATTTGTTACCATTCTCATCTTTTAGATCAAAGTCTATAACAATGTGATTTTCTGGAACCTTGACATAGTGAACCCTAGACGTATCTAACTCTAACAACTTTGATTTGACATTATCCCATTTTTGCATTGGCTTTTCATCATCTGTGGCATACTGCGCCAAGCAATCAGAACATTCTTTGTCAAACACTGAAGGTGTGATTTGAAAATCGATAGTTGCTACTTCTTCGCCTTTGGACTGTTCCGGAATTTTATTTTCAAAAATTTCGTATTTAAATCCTGAATAATAACTTCGAACCCTCGATCCACTATCTGAATTAAAGCGGTCCTTGTATTCTCGGAAATAGTTCTTCAACTCTTCTTTGAATATCATTTTTCGGAATGGATACGTTATTTTTGCCTCATTGCAAAAGTTGTTATACATTTCCCAAGCAACAGCTAATGATACTCCGTCTTCTTTCTTGAAAACAAAATACGAATCAAGTACGAAGTTATAGAAATCGTTTGATGCACCAAGCATTGATAATGGAACATAATTGTCATATTTCCCAGGATCATTCTTATATACTTCTTGACAATGCCATGCAATAGCGCCAAGTTCAAATTTTACATTATCAAATGCTTGATTATATTCTTTGGCTGGTAATTTGTTGCCAGAAGGTGTCACATCAATAAGTCGACGTATTAATCCGGATTTAGCATCTGTAATTTTTACAGGTTTATTGGTACCCATAAACAGAAAACATTTGAATCTGGAGGGATAAGCAGACTTAAATTTCTCGTTTACAGTCATCAATTCATGTGATACAACGCTATTTAGTTTTGTGTTATCCTCGATTTTTGATAAATCACCATCGTGCTGCATAGCGACTAACGGATTGGTTTTAAATGCCTCCAACGCAAATGCATTACTTGCCGATCCAAGTGCTTTAGCATCAAAAACTGAATAATAGCCTTCAAATAGTTGTTGAATAATATTCAATATGGTCGACTTACCTGTTCCGGCAGCGCCATATAAAACGAGAAATTTTTGTATTGTTTTTGAGTCACCGCAAACAATAGCGCCTATTGCCCATTCTATTTTTTCTCTTTCTTCCGGTGTGTACAGCGTAGATATTAGCTTGTCATAATTGTTATAAGAGCCGGCTTCTAATGGATATGGTAATTTTTTGCTTGCATAATCGTTCTTATTAGTTTCTGAATTAGCAAATACAAGCGTTTCATCCAGCATATGAAATGAATCTCTCATCTGTTTCTGACAATATTTATGCCACGAATCAACCATTCCGGATTCGGAATCCCACATGTAAAGCACCTTGACATTGCCATCAAATTTGTTTTTATTCTTTTCAACATATTTGTCTAATTCACGATCTATCAACCGCAACGCGTCTTGTTCGTCTGTGGACCATAAACCACGATCTTCAAGCCATATGGCATAAAAATCGCCACCTCGAATCATTAAATCAGAGCTTTTGGGATACAATTTGAACTTCGGATAGATTTCGATTGTGCCTCGCTTAGTCGGACGTGTTGAAATCATTAAGAAGTCAATCATAATGTTATTCTCCTTTATTATCTAAAACCTCTGCTAATTTATTTTCCAGTTCAAGGATTTTTGTCTTATGATTTGCCAGGGTTTTGTTGTTAAGATGCGCGTATACAGTAACTAACACAGATAACATCATCAATTGCACACCAAATATTTTTAGATCTTTGTCAAGTGTATTGATATTTTTCACACATACACCCACATCATTATTAAGATTATTAACATTTCCACACAAATACGAAATCATTTTCTCCATTTTTTCTACCTCACTAATGTTCTAATAATACATTCAGATACCAGCATAACTGATACCAAATTTCTACAGTTCTCATGTCTCTTGGCGGATTGTCCACAGTAAATAAGCCTCCGTCACCGTTTGCTCTATACTGTCTTGTAAGAAAAATATAAACTATTCCCTCTGCGACATCTTCATCGAACATATCGTCTGACATCTCTCCAAGACCGAGATTATCAATCATTTCCCAAAACCATACACTTGTGCGATCGCCTTCTGCCGGGTCACCCATTTTATCTTCTTCACATCTGATACTTAGGGCAATTAACATTTCTAATACACTGCACGGTTTATTATCCAAATAAGAAGCTATTACTGCATCATCATAATGATTGGCATAAGAAAAACGGTACCGTAAATTGATACCGTCTTCCGCTCTATTACCATCCATATCGATAATATATGTAAACTCTTTATCGAATAAGAAACTAAATAATCTATTGTAAGAGTGTTTCTTACACCGCCTGTCTTTCATGACAAACTCGCATATCCAGGCAAAATATTCCTGTATTACATTTTCTTTAATCATTAGCCCTCCATATATAACTCATGATTAAAGACGTCTTCATAATTTCTCGGATCTACAAGGATTTCAAAGTACGCTTTTAATCTGTCATTTCGAATATGCAATGCATCTTCTTCATATTTGCCAATCTGTGATAAATTTCCTTCTCCAATTACCGCTGGAACATCGGTAATCACTTCGCCGTCATCATCAGCCAATACTCCATCATTAAAATATGATAACTCGATACATCTATAATCTGCATTATCACCAAATTCATCAGATGAAATAATACAAGGAACATCATCATTAGATTCCTCATGCTTTTCTACCACAACCTTCTCTTCCGGTTCTACCTTTTTAGAATAGTCATGATATCCGTTTTTCTGAATTTCAGACACATAATCTTCGATACTCGGTTTTTCTCTTGCTAACTCTGCTTTTTCACGATTGCTCTCTGCCTGTTGTGATAACAAAACTCTTACTGAATCAATTTCGTCCTGAATTTTTGATTCGTATTTTTTCTTCATGATCTGCCAGGTTGCAACACTTCCAATTGCCGCTCCTGTCAAAAACATAATAATACTATTTTTACTCACTATTTTATCCCTCCGTTTTTATAGTCATTGTAGTGAATGCCAATCCTCCGAACAATAACGATATGCTCAACAAAATGCCCCCAACAATATGTCTTTTTCTTTTTGTATCCAGTGTATAATCCAACATAGCAACCAACGCTTCAAACTGATCAAGCATAACTATGCCCTCCTTCCGCCAGATAAAACGACCAACGCCTGCACGAAACAAATACCAGCAACTGCTGCTAAAATGTAAGATGTGAAAAATACGTTTGAGTTCATAAAATCATTCCTCCTTATTTTGTTGAAAAATAATGGTTTCCTTCTGAAAAAGCAGGACTTCCGTATTGCCCATAATGATCGGCTGTAAAATATAAAACCTCATAATTCTGCCGAATGTAGGTTTCATCATCCACAAGTCTATATATATCAGTATCTATCTGATCTTTTATCTTATCTGCTCTTCCGTCACTAATACTTGAAAACTGATTTTTCTGATATATCACCTCGTAAATCGTATTAGGAAACTCACAGGAATCCACCCGATTCAAAACCGTATCGATAACCAGTCGTTTTCCTAATTCAGATTCTCCCTCAGCCTCAGCCATCGCGATTAATGCTAATAAATATCTGTCGTTTTCAGACAATATGGCATTCTCCGTGCCGTTAGATGACATATGCCGTTCCATGTTGTTTCTCTCAACTGTGATAAGCTCTTTTTTCTTTTGAAACTGGGTATTTCTTCTAATATGTATGGCTTTAGATTCAAAAGTAGCTTCCGTAACAATTAGATTGTTTTCTTTATTTTCTAAGGACCGTGGTATAGTCATCAAAAATATAAGCATCACAACAACTGCTATTTTGGTTATTTTTTGTTTCATTACTCATTTCCTTTCAAAGAAATACCCCTGGTTCTATTCAAAAAAGAGCCAAGGGTAATTTGTTAAATCATATGAAAAATTTCCGGACCCGATATCATCGAATCCAGTCATTCACATTTTTTCATAGATGTTACCATCTACATTAAAGTCCAGTGCATAAGCAAGTTCAACATCATTGGTTTTTTCATCATCAATGAATACCTGATGAATTCCAAAATCCACATAATTATCGCCAACTGGATTCTTTGGATCATAGATCCATCCTACAACCATACCTGCTTTCGTTTCTTCAAAGCCAAGCATTGTATAAACTTCATTTAATGTAAGATGACCATTTGCTCTGAGTTTATCATTTGCCCAATTCTGTCTCGCTCTAAGAAACATTTCTGTATAATCTGGTGTATCTTCCCAGTATGGATTGTTGCTTCTGAAAATCTGAGCATAGTCGCTAATTGCTGTCGGTTCTACAACATCGACAGATTTTTTTACAGTTTTCTCTTTTCCTTTTTCGTCAACAACTTTTTCTTCCACTTCTTTTGCTTTCATACCGTAACGAAGTTCTTTATCCACATTTTCTCCGAAACGTTCTACTACCCTGCCTCTGTACTCTTTGTATCCTTTATCGATTGTCGCATAAGCCGCTGCAAGTGCTACATTTCTTTTCCTCATAATATTATTTGATGCGAGAATACTTGTAATGGAAAGGGTTCCAAGAATTACAGCCGGTGCATATAATTTAGCCAATGACACACCTGTATGAACATATGTAATCATGAGATCCTTTTTCTTGTCCTCTTCAGTATATTCAATGTCTTCTCCTGCATTCTTTGCATCAATAGCCTCGTGAATGGCATCAACTGTTTCTTTCGTGTCATTTAAGATTTCGCTTATTTTAGTTGTTGCACGGCATGCTAACACCGCACTTGATACCGCTCCAATAACACCAGCAACTACTAAAATCTCTGGGCTGTGCTTTTTCATCGCAAAACTAATTTTGTTCGCTTTTAACCCTAAAGTGTTCATAATTTCATTTGTTTTCATCTTGTCTATCTCCTTTTTTATAATGGTATTGCCTTTGGCAATCTGATCATATATCCATCACTTACTGGATATGTTTTTGCATTGTCTAAGTTTTTCCAACCATATTCATTATACATATAGTTGGTATATGGTACGTTTGATGCAGAATATAAATCCGCGATACTCGCTACTCCATACTCCTGTATTAAAGCATCCAGCTCATTTAATACTGCTACTGCATCTCCAAGCGTTGAATATGTGATATTGTTATAATTCAATCCAGTTCGACTGATTCCGTTTGATGATCTATTTCTATCGTCTACTCTGTTTTGGCGATCCCAATAATTCTGGTATTGAACCCTCGACTGATTTTTACTAGATTGTGGTCTTGTTTCCCCGTACATAAGCATATCGATTCCAGTCTTTACAATATCAGAAATTGTTTTTTTTATAGCTGGAATCAGTACGTCTCCAACTATATATTCTTTTACATTTTCAACATCTTCTGAAATAAAAACATCGGTAAATTTCTGAATTTCGTTCTTCTTTTTAACTGTAGCTGCATTTGTAACTACCTTATTCACAACTTTCTTGGATGAAGCATCTTGAGTTGCTGATACTTTTGATTTATGTGAATTTGATGCATACTCTTCCATACATTCCTCCTATCAAACAATTTTTAATTTCCCTGGAAGGGATATCTTAGTGCTTGCCAATCTATTATTTTTCTTTTTAAACTGATATGCTAAATTATTACGCGCTTTCTTCTCGGATTTAGCGGCTGTGGTTGCACTCCAATTAGATAAGACACATCTATTAAATTCCATTACTGGACCTTCATAAACATATGTGTTCATGCATTATCTCCTTTCCATGAAAAGAAAAAAAGGAAAGAGTCCTTGCCAGAACTCCTTCCCAAGTAATAATGTTTCTTTGGATTTACTCCTCGTCATCAAAATCGTCCTCAGCAACATCATCTTCTTTGGCATTGGCTTCGGCATATTTCTTATCATTCCGGTTCTTTAATACTTTTCTAAGCTTCTTTACGCCTGCAATACCTGCAAGTGCAAGTCCACCTCCGATAAGCATAGCTGCTCCGGTCGGCATTCCAGAATGTACCTCTGCCACCTCTGTAGATTCTCCATTAACTGCTACTAATTCATTTTTGTTTTCTTCCATTGTTGTAATCTCCTTTTTTTGTTTTTTTTATTACTTTCATTAAAGAATTTGTTTTTTTCGCGCAACGATTTTCTAATTCAAATCGCCATAACCATATCTAGGTGCAACACGATACGATAACACTACACATGGACGTTCGTCATCAGACAAAATGGCACTGAAATCAATATCAATCAGACCGTCATTAATATTGAATCCAAGTTCATTGCCCTGCTCTGTGCACCGTAAACCAAGTTCATAATATAACTCATTAAGACTTATATACATTTCAGACAACATCTTACGATTCAGCTCGTTTACAACTTTCTTAACAGTTTCGATATCTGACGTAAAATACCTTCCGGAAATGCTGTCATAAAATAAAGTATTACCTTTTTCAGTAACAATAACTTCGCAATTTCTTACTGGGTTCTTGTCTATATGATCTTTGGATACTGAGTCCTTTATGGCTTTTTCTTTTTTCTCTCCGATAACATCTACGACCTTATTCTGATACTCTTTTAATGCGTTTTCGGATAAGGTATAGGCGGTTGCTAATGCTGCATTTCGTCTTGTATTAACCGAATTCGCACCAATGATACAAGCTACTGACAACGCTCCCGTTACCGCTGCTGGAATATAAACTGGTGCCACTTTAGTGATAACTGCTTTTCCCATTTCTTTTTTATCTTTGTCGTTTGAATGTTTTTCTTTTAATTCAGCCAAGATGTCAAGTGCTTTAGGTGTAGCCTTTACTGCCATTACAGTTGTCGTTATCATTCCTGCTATGCCTATTCCTGTAAGAATTTCTGGACTATGTTTCGCCATGGATGTTTTCAAATTTGTAGCCAGTTTTGAAAAGTTGATTTTTTTCATCTCCTATTAATCCTCCTGAATATATAAATTACTGCATTGCTCTAAAAATCTCTAACAAATCCTCTCCTACCCTAATACCCGCTTCAAAAATTTCTTCACACTCTGGATTCAATTGTTTATAGCAATACATTTTATTAGTAAAATTACTAATAATTTTTGTTGCTGAAACATCGGGATTTTTAATTACGTCCTTTAATACTTCATATGTCGCCCAACACTCATAGCTCAAAGCATTGAATCTATCGCTTTTCATATGACATGTTGGTTTCCCTATGTCCATCAAATAATCGCGAATTATTAATTCTGATATTGGTCCCATACGTTTCTCCATGAAAAGAAGAAAGAGCCCTTGTTAGGACTCCTCTTCATTCTTGGCGGTCAAAGCCGCTTGAATTTTTTCATCTACCATTTGTTCCTGTTCTTTATTGGACACCCAATTTGACATTAGCGTAGAAGCTAACCCCAATACTGGACCAACAATAGCCAGGACTTTCAATAAATCTACTTTTTTATTCACGCTTTAATCCTCCTCCTTTCATAACAACATTTGTATTTTTTGCGAATCATTCATCATACCCTAATTCCGGAGTCCATACTATATCTATGACATGTACTTCCAACCCGTCATCTAATATCGTTTTATGATGATTGAAGTCTAACCAATAAATACCACTACCACATGACCATCCTAGTTCGTCGCCCTCTGGAATAGATTCTAGTCCTAAATAATTGTAAAATTGATTCAGCGATGCGCATGCTGCTAATGTATAATCTCGATTGAGAAAATACTCTGCTTGAATGACTCTATTGATAGAGCTTTCAAAATATCGTTTCGAGTATGTATCATAAAACAATTTATTGTCGTCTGGATTATGTTCATCAAAATCTAATGAATTTGTTCCCATAATATCCTGCCCGCTTATATAGACATCCCGACATGTATCCTTTGCAATGGAATCGATTATATTTTGGTGTGCCTCCTCTCCATACAACTCTTTTAATTTTCCTTTGTATTGTTGATACGAATTATCTAATAATGCATATGCACTTGTTAATGTTGCTTGTTGTTGCTTATTTAGTATATTTGCTCCGGCAATGCAAATTAAAGTAGACACTCCAGTTATTGCACACGGAACATAGTATCTCCATGCCGATTCGATTGCTTCGATTTTGGTGTAAGCATCCGGATTGCCATTATGATTATTAACACTGTCGTTTCTTATTTTCTCAACCGCCTTTGGTGTTGCATTTACGGCAAGCGTAACTGTTGCAATAACTCCAACCATACTAACTGATGTCAAAATAGCAGGAGACGCTCGTCTTAATTTGATAACTGCGACTGATAACAATTCGTTGATACTGTTCGATTTCATCTTATAATCTCCTTCCACTCAAAAAAGCAAAAGCCCTTGTTACAGGGCTAAAGCTTTATTTTTTTAATATGAATTTCTTTATAAGCCATGCTACTATGAAAATACATACTATCACATCACCAAATACAATAATAAATATTGCACCTCCGGTTCCCACCACAACTACAATAAATGTTATCAATAAGATAAGTATTAGTGCTAAAATCAAAAATAATATCATGTTCTTATACCTCCTTTTCCATTAAAGGATTTGCAATTTTTGCGAAGAAAAAGAAAGAACCCTTGTTAGGGCTCAATCTTTAGAATACTTTCCAAACGGATCTAATCCCATATGTTCCATCGCATCAAAGCATTTCATCGTATGATTTTTCATTATTTCTTCTGCCTTATCGTC